TCCAGACCAAGGTAGACCAGAAGGTATTACCTCCAGAGAGCCTCACCCTGCTAGAGAATGGAGCATTCTCCAAGGTAGGCAAGATAGAGAAGAGGAGAGGTTTTACCAAGATAAGCGAAGCCTCATCGGGCCTTATCTCTTATGGGGAAAGTCTCCTCAGCAGGAACACCAGCATCGGGCCTTCTGATGACACAGACCAAGCATCCACCTACTCGGAATCACTTTCTGGCTTTGTAGGGGAGAGTGGCTGGTCATCGGGGATTAACTACTCTTCGTCTGCTGTGTCGGAAGGGGCATCCCTATGGCAGCAAGATTCTCACGTATCAGTAAGTATCGATGGGAAGTACGCCCTCATTACTTTCGTTTCTTTCGACATCTACAGGGACGGGGCCGAGGCGCTCTACCTAGACTACACTGTCACCAAGAAGTGTTCCTTGGTTGATAGGGCGACAGGGTCACTGGTCTTCTCCGATATGAAAATAGGGACAGCGGCGAATAAGGTTGGCACAAGTGACACTTCTGCCGCTTCTTCTCGGATGAGGTCTCTCTGGGTAAACGATAAGTTCTATATCGTAGGAGAGGAACAGGGAGATATCCGCCTCTGGTCCCTAGACCCCAGCGAGTCGAACGTGGCGCTTAGGGACGGGGACGGGGTGCTTGCATCGAGCTCCAACGGAACACTCCTCTATAGCAATGTCCTTTCAGCAACCGGCACTCAGGACTATCCTCTGATAAGTGATCCTACGGGTGCCATAGGGCTCAGGGGTACTTTTGACATAGAGACGAGCAGTACAGAGAACGAGTTCCACATTGTTAGGATTAGGACGTATGTGAGTGGCCCTGATGACGTCTATTCTGCTCAGTATTGTATCATTGATGTCGACTCTGCTGGTTCTTCAAAGATAAGCTCCACGACAAAGTTTAGCTACGATTTCCCCGCATCGAGTGCATCCGACCTCACCAGAGATGTGCCTCAGAGAGAGATGGTTCTCTACAGGACAAGATTATCCAATGTCGGGGGGATCGGCGACGAACTCTTCCTGGCTTACTGCCGTCCGGTGTTATCTACTGGCGGGGGTTCGGTCACCGGAGGCTCGATTGAGCTAAGAGCATTTACCGAAGGGGCCACATCCAGCAGCTCCCGTGGATCTCTTGAGGGTTCTGAGGATGAGAATCTTAAGATGTTCTTTTTGGATAATTCTGAGCCAACAAATGGGAGCGGCTCTTACCCTGATGTCGACTTCTACGTCGCGAATCTTGAGGAAGGGAAGTCTCGTCGCTACCCAAGCATCTCAGCTAATTCGGGAAGCCAGATAAGTAGGTCTCTGGGTGGGAGTGGAATGCCCCTCTTCGGATACACCGAAAGACTCAGTAGCCTCTCCTCGGAAGGGCCTGCTACTCTTGGGGTGTTCCAGGCAAAACCGACTCGTGCCTACGGGACTGACCCGATGCTCTCTCCGATTATCCTCGCTACATCTGACACGAGCAACAGTGTCCTTGTCGAAGGGGTCTCCTACACAGGAAAGCAGTACCCGAGAGAAAGGGACTATATTACTCTTAGCTCGTTTGAAGAATCGGCCTTGGTAGAATCACCATCCGTGGCCACCCCTAACTGGCCTGTTACGGGGGTCACTACGCAAGTTGGCGTTGAGGGTACCTTGTTTGCGCTGCCATTAGTCTCTCACTTCAATAGCCAGTTCGGTGCGATTATCCCTAGCACCAGAGTCGTCCTTTTTGACGTGAGAAAGGAAGACAACGAGCAGCAATGCCGCCCATCCTCCGCTGTATTAAAGGACATTCTGTATGTCGCTGACAAAGGGCTCTACTCTTATGATAGTCAGTCATTCCAGCTTCATGGATCTCTTGTCCGTCCTTGGCTGAATGCCGATCCTTATACGGGGATAGTTCCAGGGGCAATGCCTGTCGGAGCGGTGGGAGCAGGAGCCGTCATATTCTTCTACAAGGGGGTCTTTGAGTGGGAAGACGCTCTGGGGAATCTTCACCAGTCGGAGTCATCCGTTGCCGATTCAGACGACGCCGAGGGTACTGGAACCATTGTCGATGGGGTCATCAATGTCACCTTCCCGACAGCGCTATTCTCTTCGTCCTACGGGGCAAGCAGCCTATACGACCAGCCGTCAGAGGTCTTTAAGGATATAAAGTTCTCCGTATATAGGACCAGGGGAGATGGTACTCTCTATAATCTGAACTCTAGCTTGAACCCCTTCCGCTCAAACTATGTCGACAAGGTCGTGGAAGACAGGCTCAGTAATGATGCCAACGCTGTGGGGAGATATCTCTATAGCGACTCTGGCGAACTTCAGAATACCGCTCCTCCATCCCCTCCAGTGTATGTCGCATCTCATAATGGGCGATTGTTCACCATAGGGAAGGATAAAGGCATCCACTTCTCGAAGCTGGCTGTTGATGGTTATGGCCTTGCGTTCAACCTTGGTCTTAAGCTCACCATTCCAAACGCCCTTTCAGACCCTCCTTCGGCGCTTGGCTCTATGGACGGGGTGCTCTATGTCTTTACGAAAAACTCAATTTACTATCTCATGGGAGAGGGCCCCGATAACCTGGGTCAGGGGGATTTCTATGACCCAAAGCGGCTGCCTTCCCCTGTCGGAGCCTACGCCGGGAGCCCTGTTGCCCTGATCGACGATGGGCTTCTCTTCTGCGCTGACGAGGGAATTTTCCTTCTAGGGAGAGACCAGAGTATCTTTCATGTGGGGGCTCCGGTAGAGGAGCTCCTCGGCGACAACAAGGTCTTAGATATTAAGGTTGATGCCGCTAATCAGCTTGTCTACTTTCAGACGAGTTCATCTGAGGCAGAGCTTCTCACCTATAATTATGGTTTGAAGCAGTGGGGCAGGGACGTACTTCAGGATGAGTCTTCTCGAATTGAAAGCATTGAGATCTACAGGAACAAGCTGGCGGTCTCTACAGGCGCGAATCTCTATCTTGCTGATTCGGGTTACTCCGATGGTAGCTCCTATATTCCTCTGAGGATAAAGACGGCGTGGCTCAAGTTGGACACTCTCCAGGGCTACCAAAGAGCATATTCCTTCCAGATCTTAGGCGAGTCTGTAGACAGCCATAAGCTTATCGTGAAGGTTCGCTATGACTATGAAGACGACTCTTCTCCTGATGTTTATGAGTACACGAGTGACTCTTCGGGGAAACTCCAGATGCGCGGACACTTAAAGAGACAGAAATGCCAGTCTCTCCAGTTTGAGATCTACGATGAGGACTCGGGGTCATCAACCAAGGGTGGCTACAGCATTACTCAGATAGAGCTCGAATTTGGCTACAAGCCAGACCAGTATAAAAACGGAATGATGAAGATCCCAGCAGCGAATACTGTGGGCTCAAACTAGGAGAGTAAGATGGAGCAAAGACCAGGATACGAGCCCCCTGAAAAGCCAGACCTTCAACTGGGCAGGGACCAGCCGGGAGCGCGGGCTCTTGTTGAGCGGGCCAGTGATTTAGAGAACCGCTCCTACAACATGGGGCGAGTCCAGCACAGGGATGCTCAGGCAGGGCAGGTTGGTCCATCAGCAAGACTGAGCAGCGGCCTTAGGAACGAGCTTCGTGATGCCACTCAGGGGCGAGTCCCAAGCGTGGCAGGCCAGCAGCTTCAGGCAGGGCTAGAGGCCCAGATAAGAGCAAGCAACGCTCAGCAATCCAGCGCTCGCAGTGGAGCAGGCTTAGCTCAGCAGGTTGCAGGCCAGCAGCTTGGCGGGGCAATGGCTCAGACGAATCAGGCGGCAGGAATACAGCGAGCAGCCGAGACTGCCCAAGCAAGAGGCCAGTGGCTCCAGGCTGAGTCGGCTGAGATGGAACAGGCGGGTGAAGCTCAGCGACTTCAAGCGCAACTCCAGACTCAAACGGGGCTGAGTAACTCTGAGATGCAGCTTAAGGCTCAGAATATTAACGCAGGCATTGAAGCCCAGCTTATCCAGTTCCAACAGTCCGACGACGTTGAGATCAATAAGCTTCTCGCCACGGTAGAGGGGAGAGAGAGACTCAGAGCCCAGCTAGTCCAGGATGCTTGGGCAAGAGAGCTGGAGTCTGTGACTGGGTTGAAAGTTGCTGCGAAACAGAAGGAGGGATTCTTCGACGACGATATCGACCCTCTCACTGGAGAAGAGCAGAACAAGGGATTCTTGCAGACATGGTCGGACAGGATAAAGAGCATAGGGTCAGACGACGCCCCCTATGGAGGGATGGAGCAGGATGGCAATCTTGAAAGTGCTCCGTACTCTATCGGCTATACTGCTCCTGGAGGGGAAGAGGCAGAGTCCTGGTCTTCTCTTGGCTACAGCCCTCCCAGTGTGTCAGAACCTACAGAGCTGGAATCTTATACAGATGCTATGACAGCAGCACAGTCAGCGCCACCGGCATTGACAGAGCCAGCAGTTAAACCGCTGCCGGACTTCTCTCACGCTGCCTTCAATCCCAAGATTAGCGCATTGGACGATAAGTCTGCCCAGTTGGAGAAGCTTGGGAGCGCTATCTCGATAGCCGAAATGGGACTCCCTCTCCTTGGGTCCGATAAAGACGCTGCCTTAAGGGGCGGCATCCAGATGGCTGGTAAAGCGGGGGGTAAAGCACTCGGTGGACTTCTCGGGACTCCTGCTGGTCCTGCCGGGGTTGCACTAGGGCAGGCAGCTGGTGGGGCGATCGGCGGAATGGCTGGTCAAATGGCTGGTCAGGAAATAGCTCCAGACGTGTCGAATCAGCCCACCTTTGGACAGTATGCTCCTTATGATGCTGCTCCTTTCGGTGCTTTTCCTGAAAATGCAGGAGGGGACATGCCTTCTCCTCAACCAGAACAAGCTCCAGTTCAGAACTCTCCGAGGTCTATCGGCCAAGAGCTAGTGGCCCAGATAATGAGCGACTATGACGCTAGTCGTAACGAAGACCTTGATCGAAAGGACAGGCTCATTCGTGAGATGGAGGGTGAAGGCAGAGGATCTTCATCCGAAAGCGACAGTGATGCCCTCGCTGCAATGCAAATTCTCATGCGGGAGAGTGGTAGCGCTGATGCGGCAATGACAGCAGAGGAAGAGCAAGAAGAGTGGGTGCAGGGGCAGCTCAGAAACTTAGAGATATATGGGGTAAGTAATCCAGAAGCATATCCACAATTTCAAGATCATCTTGAATCGAGAAAGAACCAGGAAAAGTTGGAGCGCATGGAAGAACACCGGCGCATGACGGTTCTCAAGGACCTCGTTAAGAACGACAAGGACTGGGACTGGATAAGCGAGAGGCTTCACATTGACCCGGAAAAAGGAATGACAGATGAGCAACGCTCTCTAGCTGTATTTCCAAATCTTCAGGCGCCACAGGAGCAGTAGGTGAGCACAGCAGATACAGAGGTAAAGAAAGACTCTCCCGGCATTTACCAGACCATAAAAAACGTAGGGAGTAAGGTCTTCGGGGAAAAGTTTTACGACGTTCTCGGGGAAAGGCGCTCTGCCGAAGGGGCCGGGAAGGTTGAAGCCCAAGCGGTCAGTTACGACAAGTGGGAGCCCTACATTAAGGAGCTTGTCGCTAACGCCAGGAAGGAAGGCGCTGATGAGGTAGCGTCGCTTCGGTATTTTAGCGAACAATCCGATAAACTGACTA